AATGTGCAAGTTTTCCACATGGAGCACACGATGACCTCGTAGACTGTACGACCCTCGCTCTTATGCGATTTAGACAAGGTGGATTTATTAAACTGCCATCCGATTACGAAGACGAAACCACCCCTTGGTGGAAAAAACAAAAATCTTATTATTAGGAGAGACTAATGGCGAGTAAAACAGAAAAAGAAAAAACATATAAAAGGGAAATGGAAAGAACGCCATATTACTACGATGGTAAAAGACACAGCGTTCCGTCTCAAAGATCGTATGTCAAATATAGGGATGAGGAGGATAGAATAACCGATAAGTACAAAGGAAGAGGGGAAAGTGGTGAAAAGCAAGCTGACAAAGAATATATGGCCAACGAAAAAGCAGCGGATAGGGATGATGATTTAGTCAAAGAATACGGAAAAGACGCTTACAAGGCTAGAACGTTCTTAAGAAGAAAAAACAACATGAAGAATGGTGGCAAAGTTAAAAAAATGAAATCAGGTGGAAAAGCTAAAGCCTACGGATACGGAATGAAAAATGGTGGAAAACCTCGTGGTTGGGGATTAGCAAGGCATAGGGGTAAATAATATGTCACGAAGAAAAATAGCAATGGATAAGCTTAGAGAAAAAAAGCTTAAAAAAGAAGAATTGGAAAACGCCCAGAAAAACTACCAGACAGAAAAAGATAAGTGGTGGAGTGATAGAGCCAAATTAAAATCTGACAAAAGAAAGGTTTGGGCTGATTGGGGCGATAAGTCTCGAAAACTCACAAAAGAAAAAGATGTTGAACTTTCTAAAGGCCCTAAAGGCATAGAAATAGATAAAGCTAATGACATTATGTGGTATAAAAAAGCTGTAAATGACGAAACTAGAAATGCAAACTTACAGAATATAGCCAGAGCTTACAGTGCAAGACAACCAGACTACGCTTATGAGGAAAAGTTGGGAACATTGCCCAAGCGAATTGATTATCTGGAGACCAGAAATAAACTTAGAAAACCTGATCCAAATATCGTGGGTTACAAGGATGGTGGCAAGGTCAAGAAGATGAAAAATGGTGGCCGTGGTGGTGGTAAATCCAAATGCCGTGGTGGTGGAAAAGCTACTCAAGGCACAGGGTTTACATACAGATGAGCTTAGTTGAAAACATCAATAAACGTAAGAAAAAAGGCATTAGCCGAACAAAGAAGAAAACGACAATTTCTCCTAAAGCTTACAAGGATATGCAAAATAAATGGAAGAAAAAGAAATGAACATTCCTACACAGTTTTTTATCCCATGTTCTAAATGCATAACTTACAAAGAGTGCGAACTGCAAAGAAAGTGTCTTAAAACATAATGGCAGTAGAAAAATCAATCGATCAACAAATGCTTGAAGAGCAGGTTTCTGAACTTACTGGTGAAGACAAAGAAGTTATGCCTGCAGATGAAGCTCCTATGGAATCTGAAGAAGCAGTTGTTGTAGAAATGGAAGACGGAAGTGTCGAAATAGAACTAGAGCCAACTTCAGAGAAAGATGTAACAACGGCTAAGTTTGGGGAAAACATAGCAGAATATTTAGATGAGGAAGTTTTGCAGGAAATAGCTTCAGAGCTTATCGCATCTTACGAAGAAGACAAGGCATCTAGAGAGGAATGGGTCACCACTTATACGGAAGGTCTGGAACTACTGGGTATAAAATCCGAAGAACGGACAACCCCCTTCTCAGGGGCGTGTGGTGTAACCCATCCTATCCTCTCTGAAGCGACTATACGTTTTGTCAGTCAGTCCATGATGGAGATTTTCCCTGCTTCTGGACCGGTAAAGACTAAAACAGTTGGAAAAATTTCAGACGAAATTCAAGCTCAATCCAAAAGGGTAGAAAACTACATGAACTACCTCTTAACCCATGAGATGGCTGAATATCGTTCAGAAACAGAACAACTACTATTTCACCTTTCATTAGCAGGATCAGCCTTTAGAAAAGTATATTATGATCCTCATCTAAGAAGACCATCTTCGGTCTTTGTCCCTGCAGAGGATTTGGTAGTAGCTTACAACACTACAGATCTTGTTACTTCCTCAAGGCATACCCATGTCATGCAGAAATCAGACAATTTTGTCAGAAAATTACAGGTCAACGGCTTTTACAGAGACATAGACCTTACTGAAGCTACTGAAGGAGTATCGGATGTCAAAACCAAATACAATGAACTTACAGGGGTTACCGAAGTTAGTGAAAGCGACCTCCGAACCATCCTCGAAGTCCATTGCGAACTCGAAATCGAAGGATATGAAGATCAAGACGAGAACGGAGAAGCCACAGGTATCGCTCTCCCCTACATCGTCACAATCGATGAAGCAAGCAATGAAGTCCTTTCGATACGGAATAACTATGCCGAGGAAGATGCATTAAAGCAGCCTTTACAGCATTTTGTTCACTACAAATTTCAGCCTGGTCTTGGATTTTATGGGTTTGGACTGATCCATCTCATAGGAAACATAGCCAAGTCATCAACATCGATCTTGCGTCAGCTTATTGATGCAGGAACACTATCTAACTTGCCTGCAGGATTCAAAGCAAGAGGACTAAGAATTAAAGGGGATGATACCCCAATTGCCCCTGGTGAATTTCGAGATATCGATCTTCCAAGTGGAGCAATAAGAGACAATCTTATGCCCCTACCCTTTAAAGAACCTTCAGGAACTCTAGCTCAACTGCTAGGCGTTCTAGTAGAGGAAGGGCGAAGATTTGCATCTATAGCCGACTTACAAGTAGGTGATGGTAACCAAGAAGCACCTGTCGGTACGACATTAGCATTAATTGAACGATCTATGAAGGTAATGTCGGCTATACACGCAAGACTACACGCAAGTATTAAGAGAGAGATAGGCTTACTATCAGATATTATCTGTCATTGTATTGAAGAATATCCATACGAAGAAGACGGAAATCCTAAAGAAGACTTTAATGAGAGGGTCGATATTATCCCTGTATCTGATCCCAACGCAACGTCCTTTGCCCAAAGAATGATGCAACAACAAGCTGCTATGCAAGTAGCGGCACAAGCACCACAACTTTACGATCTCAAGGAGCTTCACAGAAGATTTCTTACAACTGCAGGACTAGAAGATATTGAGAAGGTTCTTCCAGATCAAGACGAAATTCCTCCTTATGATCCAGTAACAGAAAACGCCAGAGTTATCGGTGGTGGCCCAATCAAAAGCTTTGCCTACCAAGACCACGATGCTCACTTGTCGGCTCACATGAGCCTAATGCAGTCTCCAGAAATGGCTAAACATCCTATGGCTCAACAAGTACAGGCAGCTATGAGTGCTCACATTTCTGAACACATGGCTCACAAGTACCGAAATGAAGCCGAAAAGATGATGGGAGTTCAGCTTCCACCTCTTGAAGATAAAGAAAAGAAAGGTCTGCCAGAGCAAGTTGAAGCTCAAGTATCAAGAAAAGCTGCCGAAGCAGCAGCCCAAATGACTGGAAAAGCTCAACAACAAGCCGTTCTTGAGAGACAAATGCAAGCTGCTCAAGATCCAGTTATTCAGCAACAACAAGCAGAGCTTCAAGTTAAACAAGCTAAAGTTCAGCAAGAAGCTGAAGAGGCCAAGCTAGAAGCTAAAACGGACATTGAGAAGACTAAGATGAGGAACGCTCTAGAAAGGGAGAGACTAGCACAGCAAAAAGATCTAGCCGAGGCCAAGATGCAGGTGGATCTTATTAAGGCAGACAAAGCAAATAAGAATGTCATCTAACTAAGGAGATTATTATGTGGATGCCAATGTTACTCATTTGTACGTCAGTTTATGCAGAATCCTGTTGGGTTGTGACCAGAAACAAGCAAAGTGAAATGTTACCAAATAAAGAAGAATGCTTCGAAGTCTCAATAGAGAAAGCAAAGATAGCTATGAAAAGTCCTACTGTTTATCGTGTGAAGCCTATGTGCCAAGAAATTTTGCTAGGAATTGACACTTAATGGAAGAAGAACTTAGAAAAAAAATACGCCAAATGATGAACGACTTAACAGATACAGTCGCATTAGGTGGAGCTAAAAATTTTGAAGAATACAATCGTTTAGTTGGTCAAATAGAAGGACTGGCGATTGCAGAGCGTGAACTATTAACGCTCATGGACACGGCTGAAAGAGAAGATTAGTCGCATAGGGGGGTCTCCACAATAAAGGAGACAAAATGTCATCAAGTTCAGTGTATTCCACTGCTGATATCGTCATCCCAGATGACGCACCAGTGCCAACCGGATATCACATTCTGGTTGTCGTTCCCAAAGTAGAGGAACAAACGAAAGGGGGGATAATCCTTCCTTCCGATATCAAGGATAGAGAAGATATCGCTTCTATAGTAGCAAAAGTAGTTACTCTAGGAAACAACTGCTACCCAAGCGAAGATCATCGTTTCCGTGGGAAACCTTGGTGTAAGCAAGGCGATTGGGTGGTTTTATCTAAGTATGTCGGTCATCGCTTTGAATACGATGGCGTAGAAATGAGAATTATCAATGATGATTCCGTTCTCGCTGTTATTTCAGACCCAACTAAAGTTTCGAGGACTAACGCATGAGTACAGAAAAAGTAGAAAATCAAATAGAAGAAGAGGTTCAGGAAGAGGTGGAGGTAGATGTCAAGCTTGAAGAAGCAGATACTCCTACTCAAGAGTCCTCTAGTGAAGCACAGGAAGATCAGAAGAATGATGAACCTGTCGAAGCTTCAGCAACGACTGAAGGAGAAGAAGCTGAACAAGGTGGTGGGAAGCAAGGAAAGACTAAGTTTCAGAAAAGAATTGATGAGCTTACGAAACGCCAACGAGAAGCTGAAAGACAGAGAGATGAATACTATAATGTCGCTCAAAAGGTTCTCAACGAGAATAAAGACCTCAGAGACAGAGCAACAAAATTCGGACAACTCGGAAGCACCGAATTTGAAAATCGAATTACGAGCGAAGTTGAATCAGCAAAAGCAGCCTTCAAAAAAGCCTACGAAGAAGGTGACGCAGAAAAAATAGCTGAATCTCAACAAAAGATGATGGAAGCTACGGCTCAGAAATCCCAAGTAGGACAGATTAAAAGAGCAACGGAACAACTCGCTCAAGAGAAACCAGTAGAGTTAAAAGCCCCTCCAAACTCAAAAGCTTTGGAATGGGCAGGAAGAAATT